AGCAAGAAGCGCGCATGAACCTGCTCGCCATCGTCCGAGCGGCGTGCGCCGAGCTGTCGCTCCCGCAGCCATCCGCGGTGGTGGGGGCAACGGACCAGACCTCGGTGCTGATGCTGGCGCTGGCGAACAGCGAGGGCCGGGATCTGGCGCGCAGGTATGCGTGGCAGGCGCTCACCTACGAGGCGACGTTCACCACGGTTGCCACGGAATCGCAGGGCGCGCTCGAGGACATCGTGAGCGGCCAGTTGGTGCGCTACATCGTCAACGACACGATCTGGAACCGCACCACCGGGGAGCCGGTGCTCGGTCCGCGTCCCGGCCGGATCTGGCAGGGATACAAGGCGGTCACGTTCGCGAGTCCGTTCTACGAGTACCGTCTGCGCGGCAACGAGTTGCTGTTCATCCCGACGCCCACGGCGGGGCATACGTGCGCGTTCGAGTACGTGAGTCGGTACTGGTGTACCGATGTCACCGGGGCGACCTACCGCGATGCGTTCGCGGCCGATACCGACCTCGGGCTCGTGGACGACGAACTGCTGCTCTCGGGCCTGCTGTGGCGCTGGCGCAAGGCGAAGGGGTTCGACTACGCCGAGGAGCACATGCACCACGAGCGGCAGGTCGCCGATGCGATGGCGCGCGACGGCACGAAGCCGATCCTCACGCTGCACGAGACGCGCAGTGATCTGCCGACCGCCATTCCGCGGGTGATTGGTTCGTGAGACAGGCCCTCCTCCAAAAGCCCCGCGGCGCACCGCGCTCACGCTCGGTATCGCTGCCGCCGCCGATCGGCGGACTCAATGCGCGCGATTCGGTCGCGAACATGGAGCCCGAGGACGCGCTCGTGCTCGACAACTGGTTCCCGCGCACGACCGACGTGGCGGTACGGAACGGCTACACGGCGCACTGCACGTTCACGGGCAACTGCGAGACGGTGGTGGTCTACACCGGCCACGCGGCCACCAAGATCTTCGTCGCGGTCAACACGACCGTTGACCTCATCATCGACGCCACGACGGCGGGTGCGATCTCGACGGCCGTGGTGGGTAGCAGCGGCCCGACCGTGCAGGCGATCACGAACTCGCGCTGGGACTACGTGAACTATGGAACGGCCGGGGGCATGTTCCTGTCGATGGTGAACGGCACCGACACGGCGCTCGAGTACGACGGCACGACGTGGAGCACGGCGACGCTCACGCACGCCGACCTCGCCAGCACCGACGACCTGTTCACGAACGCGGTCTATGCCGAGCGGATCTGGTACGGGGAGAAGAACACGTTCAACGTGTACTACCTGCCCGTGCGCACGAAGTCCGGCGCGATGACGAAGCTCAACGTGGGCTCGTTCTTCAAGCTGGGCGGGTCGCTCAATTCGATCGTGACCGTCACCGACGCGGCCGACGCGCTCACCGACTACATCGCCTTCGTTTCGACCGAGGGCGAGGTGATCGCCTACGCGGGAACGGATCCTGCGACGCCGGCCGACTGGGTGCGCGCGGCGCACTTCCGCATCGGCCGCCCGGTCTGCAAGGGTCAACGAGCCTGGTGCAAGCTCGGCGCCGATGCGCTGATTACCTGCGCAGACGGCATCGTGTCGCTGAGACGTGCGATTGCCAGTGATCGGGCTGAGAACGCATCCTCGATCAGCGACAAGATCCGCGACCTCATCAACGCCGACGTGGCCGTGCATGGGACGCGCTTCGGCTGGCAGATCGAAGTCCATCCAACGGGCTCGAAGCTCATCTGCAACGTGCCGACGCTCGAGAACTCCACCTCGCGCCAGTACGTGATGAACACCCAGACCGGCGCGTGGTGCCGCTACACGGGCTGGGATGCGTTCTGCTTCGGGGTCGCAAAGGACACGCTCTACATGGGCGGGGCGGGGATTCTCGTGATCGCCGACAGCGGCAGCGAAGACGGCGGGGACTCGATCTCGACCGACTGCCGGCAGGCGTTCAACTACTTCGGGGCGCGTGGACAGACGAAGCAACTGAGCCTGATGCGCCCGATCCTGTCGATCACCGGGGCCGCCGAGGTGGCTGTGGGCGTCGATACCGACTACGGCGCGAACGCCACGCTGGCGCTGCAGACCATCCAGGGCGGGGCGGGCGATCCGTGGGGTGGCGTGTGGTCCGCCGCATGGGCGCAGGCCGCTGCGGTGTATCGCAGTTGGTTCGGCGTGGCGGGTGAGGGGTTCGCCCTCGCGCCGCGTCTCAAGACCATCACCGATGGCGTCGAGGTGACGTGGAGTGCCACGGACGTGGTTTACGAAGCCGGCGGGAGGCTTTAGGTGAGTGCGCCGCGTCATCCTCAACGAGCGCGACCGCTGTGCCGAATGGGCGCGGCAGCGGATCCCGCATGTGGAGTCGTGGGGCGAGTGGTGCGAAGCGATCGGGCTCGAGGACGACGGCGAACTGCTGGCGGTGGTCGTATTCAACCTCTACAGCGGGGCAGATATTGCGATGCACATTGCGGCGGTGCCAGGGCGACGCTGGATGACCCGCGAATTCCTGCGCGTGGCATTCCGCTACCCGTTCGTGCAGTTGGGCTGCCGGCGCGTGTCGGGCTACGTGCCGGCGTCGAATGCCGACGCGCTGCGGTTCGATCTCCACTTGGGATTCGTGCGCGAGGGCTTGCTGAGAGAAGCGCTGGTGACTGGGGAAGATGTGGTGGTGCTCGGAATGCTGAAATCTGAATGTAGGTTCCTATGAAAATCTATACCCGCGTCGTGATCGACATGGCGACGAGCGAAGTGCTCGAGGCCGACAGTTACGAGTACGACGGCCCCATCGCTGAGTGCAAGAAGGGCGGCAAGGCACCGAAAGCCCCCGACCCGAACGTGGTGTCTGCCGCGCAGACGCGCAGCAATCAGGACACCGCAGCCTACAACGCGGCCCTGAACCGCACGAACACCTACACCCCCGCGGGGTCGAGCGAGTTCACCGTGACCGGAACCGATCCAAGCGGTGCGCCGATCTACCGGCAGGACGTGAAGCTCGCGCCCGATGCGCAGGCGCTCTACGACCAGCAGCTCGCGCAGTCGCGCGAACTCGGCAACGTCGCGCAGGGGATGATGAACCGCGTCGGCGAGAACTACGCGCAGCCGCTCGACACCTCGAGCGCGCCGAAACTCTACGGGGCGGATGACCTGCTCGCCGCGCGCCAGCAGGCGCAGGACGCGCTCTACAACCGCCAGACGGCCTACCTCGACCCGCAATGGCAGCAGCGCGAGGAAGCGTTTCGCACGCGCATGGCGAACCAGGGCATCACCGAGGGCAACGAGGCGTGGCAGAACGCGAAATTCGATGAGGACCGCGCGCGCAGCTTCGACTACGGTCAGGCGCGCGATGCGGCCATTGGCGCGGGTGCGGCCGAGACCGGAATGCTCGCCGACATCTCGGGCCGCCAGCGGGCGCAGACGATGCAGGAACTGTACGCGAACCGCGCGCTGCCGCTGAACGAGTTCAACGCGCTGCGTTCAAGCTCTCAGGTGGACATGCCGCAGTTCGAGGGTGCTGCGAACGTCAACTCCGCGAACACCGACGTGAGCGGGAACATGTGGAACGCCTACCAGGCGCAACTCGACCGCTACAACGCCCAGCAGGCGCAGTCGAACGCGATCATGTCGGGCCTGTTCGGGCTCGGCTCGGCGGGCATCGGCGCATGGGGCATGAGGGGCTGATATGGCACGCAACGTCCGAGTCGTCACTGGACCCCGACCGACAGGCGAGATCGAGCGCGCGCAGGAGTTTGCGGATGCCCTGATGGCGCGCTCGCTGCGCCCGCGGGGACCGGATCAGCGCGGCCCGGTGCAGGTCACGATGAGCCCGTGGGAGGGAGTGGCGCAGTTGGGCGAGGCGGCCATTGCCGCGAGTTCGCAGAAGTACGCGCGCAAGCTTGCCGAGGCCGATCAGGAGCGCCTGCGCGCCGCGAACGAGCAGTTGGTCGGCCAGTTGGGCGGCTACAAGGACGCGCCACGCAGGATCGAGGACCGCGCCCCGATGGCGAACTTCGGCCAGCCCACGGGGGCGCCGATCGATCTACCCGAGGACATGCGCGTGCCGACCGACAAGGCCGAGAAGCTCGCCGCGGCGATTGCGGGCATGGATCCCGGCACGGCGAATGCGGCGCTGTCTGGTGTCTCGCTGCAGCGCCTGCTCGCGGACCCCGAGGCCGAGGAGGCGTACACGCTCACGCCGGGGTCTGCGCGCTACCAAGGCGATCGCGTGATCGCCGAGCGGCCCACCGAGGCCAAGCAGCCCGGCCTGCCCGAGGGCATGCGCATGAACCCGCAGACGGGTCAGCCCGAGTGGATTCCGGGCTACCTCGAGGCGAAGGAACGGCTCGCCGCTGCAGGGCGCTCGAGCACGAACATCACCTACGACCCGGATGGCAGCAACCGCTACGGCGCGCCGCCTCCGGGCTACTACCGACCCGACCCGGCGCAGCCGAACGTCGCGCAGATGCCCGGCGGGCCGGCGGCGCTCGAGTCGCAGCAGACGCGCGAGAAGGACCAGGCGCGCCGCGAATCGCAGACGATCAAGGCGCAGGGCGTGATCGGCGAAATCGACAAGGCGCTCGGGATCGTGAGCCCGCGCACGGCCGGACTCATGGGCGCGGCGACGCGCAACATGGCGCCGTTCGAGGGTGCAGGCACCGACGCGCGCACGCTCGCCGCGACGGTCGAGACGATTCAGGCGAATCTCGGTTTCGATGAACTGGCGAAGATGCGCCAGGAATCGCCCACGGGCGGCGCGCTCGGACAGGTCGCGGTGCAGGAACTCGTGGCGCTGCGCGCCACCATCGCGAACCTCGACCCGAACCTGCCAGCGGACGTGCTCAAGAAGAACCTCGAGAAGGTCAAGACGCACTACGGGCGCTGGCTGATGACCACGCAGGGCCAGATGCCGCCGCCGCTCGAAGCCGCGGGCGGGCAAAACCCGGGCGTGGGGCAGTTTGGTCTGCCGCCAGCCGACGAAGCATTGATCGGGCAGTTCCTCGGACAGGGGCAATAACGTGTACACGCTTGAGCAGGTACGGCAGGCGCGCGACAACGCGAAGCGCGCTGGGAACATGGAAGCCTACGAGCGGCTGTCGCTGATCTCGTATCGCATGGCTGCAGAGCAGGCACCCGTCGAACAGTACGATCCAACGGCCGACATGGGCACCGGGGAGCGGGTATTGGCCGGCATCGGGCAGGGCATGATGAACGTCGGACGGCACGCCGCGAACCTCGTGGGCCTGCAGAGCGACCAGCAACTCGCCGACGCGAAGCAACTCGACGCTCCGCTGCTCGCCACGGGGGCGGGCAAGACGGGCGCGCTGATCGGCGAAGTGGCCGCGACGGCGCCGCTGATGATGGGCGGTGCCGGGGTGGTGGGGCGCGTCGGCATGGGCGCGAAGGTGCTCTCGAACCCGATCGCGCGCGGCGTGGTCGAAGGTGCCGCGCAGGGCGCGCTGATGGCCGATCCTGGCGAGAAGGGCGCCGGGGCGATCATGGGCGGCGCGTTCGGTGGCGCGCTGCCGGCGGCCGGCGCCGGGCTCGGCAAGCTCGCGCACGGCGTCAAGCGCACGCCCGAGGCCGAGCGGCTGCTCGCTCAGGGCGTGGATCTCACCCCCGGCCAGATGAACCCCGGCGGGATCCTGAACCAGATGGAAGAGTCGTGGCAGTCCGTGCCGCTCGTGGGTCCGGTGATCCGCGGGGCGCGTGAGAACGCCCAGAACTCGTTCCAGCGTGCGGCCACCCAGACCGCCGCGGCGCCGGGCGCACGCATTGCGCAGGGACCGGCGGACGAGATGCTCGAGGCGGCCTACAAGTCCTTCGAGCCGCTCTACGACCAGGCGAAGGGCTTCCCGCTCTACCCGGGTGTGATGCGTCAGGCGGGCGGCGACATCCCGCTCGCGAGCTTCGGCAACCGCCCGGGTCTGCTCGTGCGCGCAGCACTCGATCGCAACGTGCGCGCCGACGACGCTACGCGCCGCTCGGTGGGCCGGTGGCTCGACAATCAGATCACGCAACTTCCCGGTAAGGGTCGCGCGCAGATCTCGAGCGACGATCTGCTCAACCTGCGATCGAACATCCGCGCCGAGGCCCGCAGGGCGGCCACGCAGGGCGACGATGCCGCCGCCGATCTGCTCAAGAACGGCGAGCGGGCGCTCACCGACACGCTCGAGTCACAGCTACCACCCGACGCATTGCAGGCGCTCAGGACCGCGGACAGCCGCTACGGCATCTACAAGACACTGGAGGACGCCGTGGCGCGCTCGAAGGACATGCCCGGGGGGTTCACGCCCTCGAAGCTCTCCGAGGCCGTGGCGGGCGCTAATCGCGGCTTGGGGAAGGGTTCGTATGCGCGTGGTGGGGGTGGACCGCTGCGCGACCTGAGCGAGGCCGGGACGGCGACGATGAACGTGCGCAGCCCGCCCACGGGTCAACGGCTCGCGGCCATTGGCCTGCCGCTCGCCGCCTCGGGGGCTGCACCGGGAGTCGCCGTCCCGGCTGGGGCCGCGCTGCTCGGCATGGTGGGAACGCAGACCGGCCGGCGTGCGGCCGCGGGGCAGTTACCCGCCCAGAAGCTCGCGCAGGCGCTAGAGGAAGCCGCCAAGCGCGGGGTGGCTGAACCGTACCGCAACGTCGCCGCGCAGTATCTGCGCCGCGCGAGCGTGGCGGGATTGCTGGGGAACTAGGACGTGTACCAGAGCGCCCACGCCAGCACCGCGAGCGTACCGACGATCAGCACGAGCGGGGCCGTGAGGTCGCGCCGCTCGGCGTCGCTGCGCGGGATGAGTGCGTGCGGGGTCGTGAGCCAGCGCTTCAGCCGGCCGGCGGGCAGGGCTCGCGTGATGAGCCTGCCGAGGAGTACCGCGCCGACGAACAGCAGCACGGCCGCGAAGGGCCGCAGAACGATGGCGAGGCCGTCCACGTCCGCGAATCTAGCATATTCAGGAGCTTTGCCATGAGTTTCGATGGTTCCGGTGTCTATAGCCTCACCTACACCTGGGCGGCCGAAGCGGCCAGCCCGCCGATCGCGATCTCGAAGCTCGACACCGAGATGGCGGGCATCGCCACGGGCCTGTCGTTGTGCGTGCTCAGGAACGGCAACGGCGTGCCCACGGCCGACACGCCGTGGAACGACAAGAAGATCACCGGCCTCGCCGATGCAGCAGCCGCGACCGACGCGCTCAACCGGCAGACCGCCGACGCGCGCTACGGGGTGAAGTCGAGCGGCAACTTCACGCTTGAACTCGCCACGGCAGCGAGCGGCGGCACGCTACTTGCTTCTGGCACGGCGTACTGGACGAAGCACGGCAATATCGTCTGCGTGCGCCTGCCATATCTGGCGGCGAGCACGACCGACAACGTGCCGTACCTGAGAAATATCCCGGCGGACATCATCCCGAGCCTGACTGGCACTTACGTGCAGACGTTCATGTGTCAGGGCGTCGTCAATAGCGCGCCGGGGATCGTGCTGATCGGCGTTTCGGAAACGACTTACTGGGAACTGTCGGGCGCGTCGGCGACGTTCAACACCTCGGACAACGAGAAAGGCATCGGCAAGCTCGGTGGTTACGGGCCGACGATCACGTACCAGATTTCGGACTGATGTCGATCCTCGCCATACTGCTCGCCCAGACGCTCATGCTCGAAGCGGGCATCGCGACGGGCGAGGTGCCGGCGCTGGGCGCGACGGTGGGCGGCATTGCGGGTCCGGTTGGGACGCACTACGAGTTCGGGTTCGACCTGGTTGGGGATTCGCACGACTACGAGAGCAGCCCGAACGCGATCGGCCCCCGTGCAATGCTGGTGAAAGGCTGGGGCAAAGCCGAGGCAGGGCTCGGCTTCCAGTGGTGGAACGTCGAGAGCCGCGAGAGTTGCCAGTTCACGTTCGCGCTGCTCGCGCGCTGGCGATTCACCGAACGATGGGCCGCGCAGTGGCGACACGCCTCGAGCGCGAACTCATGCCGGCCCAATCAGGGGTGGAACATCGTCGGAATTTCACTGAAGTTTTAGATGATCCCTTTTCTCGTCACGCCTCCTTTGATTTTTTTTGCGGTCGCAAGCCCTGCAAAAACGTCGCTGCTTATAAATCCGGGTATTTTCAGCGGTGTACTCATGACCGTGCGGGCAGTGAGTAATAACGCGCTTAACACCGTGGTCTTTCAGATGCTTCGCGGCGGCGGCATCACTGCCGAATTTTTTGGAATAGTAGCGAAGCTGTTTTTCAGTAGACCCCAGCCTGCGAATCAATTCGGCGAACGTGGTTCGCGTCCCGTCTTCCAGCGCGACAATTCGGTTAGATCGGCGGTTATTCGCTTGTTGACGTTTTGTTGCCCATCGGCAATTTTCAGGAAAGTAGCCACCGTCATTATCGATGCGATCAATCGATGCTCCGCGCGGGCGATTTCCCATGTCCGCCGCGAATTTTTCAAAAGAATCCCATCGGGCGCAAATTTTAATCCCTCGTCCGCCATACGCAGCAAAAGCCCGGTTATTCGGATTCATGCACCGTTGCCGTATCGATGCCCAGGATTTATACAGCGACGTATGGGATTGCCCGTGAACTTTCTTAGTCCTGCTTGTGACCTCTTTAGCGAGACACCCGCAGCTTCTGGAAGTACCTCGGCGGAGGCTCGCCCCAGATACTTTTCTAACCGTTCCGCAGGCGCATGCGCAAACCCACATTGGCCAGCCCGCGCCCTTTACGTCCTTTCCGCGACGATTAGCGGCACGCTCAATTACGGTCCAGCGTGTAAAGGTCTTTCCGGTCAAGTCGGCGGCATATTTCATAGATTAAGAATAACAAAGGCATTGCAATTATGCGCTGTAATTTCCGTCAGCTACTCGCTCTAAGGAACAACAACCAATGGGCTTCCTGAAAGATTTCTTCAGCGCGTTCATGGTCGATGCCACGCCCGAGGAACGCGCGCACATGCTGCGCCTCGGGTTCCGCATCGTCGTGACGGTTCACATTGCCTGGGCGTGCGGGCTGCTCGCGCCGTGGGGGCTGTCGGGGTTCGTGTTCGCGGGCGAGGTGGACGACAAGATCCAGAGCGCGGTGGAGCCGATCCGCGCCGAGCTCGGGCAGGTGTCCGAGAAGGTGGCGCGCACTGAGGCGATCAGCAAACGGATTCTGGTCGGACAGATCGCCTCGCAGCTTCGCGACCTGAACCGGCTGCGCTGCTCGACGACCGACCACGACATGCGCTCGCGGATGGAGAAGGATATCGAAGAGGGCGAGCAGGAATACAAGGCGCTCACGGGTGAGCGCTACCCGCTGCCGGCGTGCAAGGACTTGTGACGTGTACACGCTATCCGCCCGCTCGCTGCGCAACCTGAAGGGGGTTCACCCTGACCTCGTGCGCGTCGTCAGGCACGCGCTCGAGCTGACCCCGATCGACTTCGTGGTGATCGAAGGGCTGCGCACCATGAAGCGCCAGCAGGAACTCGTACAGTCCGGCGCATCGCAGACCATGAACAGCCGGCACATCACCGGCCACGCCGTTGACCTGGCCGCGTGGGTGGGTGAGATCCGCTGGGACATGGGCCTGTACTACCAGATCGCCGGGGCGATGCAGAAGGCGTCCCGGCTCACGGCGATCCCGGTGCGATGGGGTGGCGCCTGGGTGCGGCTGGACACGGCCACGAAGACCCCGGCGCAACTGGTCGCGGACTACGTGGCGTCGCGCAGGTTGGCGGGGAAGAAGGCGTTCATAGACGCTCCGCATTGGGAGCTGCCGGCGGGGATGTATCCGTGAACCTGTCCACCTTCGGCGGCCGGCGGTTCCTGATGACGATGGGCTGCGGGATGGCCTGCACGGTGCTGGTGTGGTTCGCGAAGATCGACGGGGCCATCTTTCGGGACATCATCATCGCCACGGTCGCGGTCTACATCGCGGGCAACACCGTGCAGAAGGTGAAGGCCGCCAACAAGGAGCAGGCAGACGCATGAAGGTCGAACCGTACCTCTTGAGCGATCATCTGGCCGAGGCACTGTACCGGCTCAACCTGGCGCGTGAAGCCATGCGCGACAACCCCGTGCGGCACCGTGAAGCGGCCCTGCACGCGCTGGTCGAGGCCGAGAAAAGCATCGCGCACGTCATCGGGCTTATCGCGGAGCGGGTCGAGTGAGGAAAGCCATGAAACAAGCCGACCTGTTGAAGCGGATCGACGAACTGGAACGGCGCGTCCGTGACCTTGAAGCGCGTCCGGTCTACGTCCCGATTCCCTACACTCCCGTCCTGCCGTTATGGCCGATTGGACCGTATCGGCAGCCTTGGGAAAACCCGTGGTATGTCGGGACGCCATCAACCTGCGTTAGCGGCGGATCGCTGACCGACATCAATACGACAACGGTCTGGGCATGATCCCGCTCGCATGGCTCAAGCTCGTGCCGTGGAAAGCGGTAGGCGCCGGCATGGCGGTCGTGGCGGTCATGGCGATGGGTTGGCGCATCAGCGTCTGGAAAGATGCCCACGAAGCCTTACCCGGCGTCCGTGACGCCCTCGAACGGGAAGAGGCGTGCTTGGATGGGTCCAAGTGCTACGACCGCGTGGCGGCCCTTACAGTGCGTCAGGAACAGATCACAGCGGATACGGTGGCAGGGTATGAAAAAGAGCTTGAGGATCTGCGCAATCGGCCTGTGCCTACTCGCGTCATCCGCGTGTGCCGTCAGGGAAGTCCGGGTAACGTGCGTGATGCCCCCGGTCCCGGCGGAACTGCCACCGCCCCCGGAACCGGGCTGGTTCTCGGATCAGATGAATTCGATACTGGCCCCCTACGAGAGCTTGCCCGCCAAGCCGACGAAGTAGCGGCGGCGTACCGGGCGCTGCGGGCTAGGGACGAGGCGCTGGCGGCGCCTCAAAACACCAGCACCCAGCCCAGCAGATAGACCACGCCTAGAGCGACTGCGACGAACAGGGCGAGGCCGATGATGTCGGTGAGCTTGCGTGGGCGTTTCATGCGTCCTTCCATTGCGTTACCAACACGAGAATCGGCTTGTAATCGCCGTCAGGCTTCAGGCCGCGTTTTGCGATGTCCGCAAGCAGGCATTTCCGTGTGAAGCAGAAGCCGTAGAACGGCGCGACGCTACCGGTCGGACCCCTCATCATCCAGACATAGAATTGCTTGCCAGATTTCATGCGTCCTTCCTCGCCAGGTGGGCGTCGATGCGCTTGCACACGACCATTAACTGAGCAATGTCGGTCTGCACATCCTCATCGTCGTCGCTGTAGTCGTACCATGTCACGCACTGAGCCCGCTGATTGATCTCCCGCAGCAGCGCGTCACTCTCCGCTAGCGCCGCCTCCGCGTTCTCCGCACGAGCCACGAGCAGCTTCGCTGTTTCGCAATACGTCTCGCACTGATCCATGTTCATCGTTGGACGCATCTTGAGCACGGTTTCCGCAGCGGCCAGCCGCGAGCGCAACGCATCGTAGTCGCGGCGTAGAACGTGCTCGTCCCTGACGCTTTCAGAGTGGTCGGGCCTGACACAGTAGAAGTTCATAACGCCATCGACTATGCCGAGATAGTGGTTAATGCTCATCGTTCCTCCGTCAGCACCACGTACACCACCACCAGCGCGGCGGCCATCGCAATCATGGCGAGCCATTGCGCGGGGGTCATTTCTGCTCCCCCGCAAGGAAGGCGCGGGCAGCTTCCGCCATTGACTCGTCCATGAACCTCGACGGCAGGACAGGAACCCGCATTTCCGCGATGTCCCGCAGCAGCGCGTCCGCAGCGGCCAGCCTTTCCAGAATCATTTTGTTCATGTCACAGGAACCTTCAAACGCCGCCTCCGCGTTCTCCGCTCTGCGCTGTTGATCGGCGCAAGTGTTCGCCGCGTGTGTCAATTCCAGTTGCGTTGAGGCCAGCCGCGAGCGGAGTTCATCGTTGCATTTCACACACGTCAGTTGACACGCGCCCTCGCCGTGGGTGACGCAGCAGGCTTCACCGCCTTGTAATTTGGCCAGCCGCGAGCGGAGGGACTCAATCTCGTCGGCGGCTTCATTCCGTAACCGGCCGTGAACTGGTGGACGCAAGCCGAAAACTGGCACCACGCGCAGCCTCTCTACGATGTCACTCATGGCTTCTCCTTTCTCGGCCTGATTTCCCGCCCAACCGCCTTAGCGAGTTTCTCCACCGCCATGATCTGCCGCAGCGCGGCGGCGTAGATCGCGCGCCAGTCGGGGGAGAACCACATTGGAGGATTACTCATTGTCGCTCCGCTTCGAGGATCGCGCGGCCGATGATTTCGGGGATCGCTGGGACGACGCTGTTGCCGAGCGCCCTAAGTCGGTGTGACCGGGCGGGAATCCCATCATCCATTCCGTGAATCCAGGTGTCAGGGCTCGGCCAGTGGCGTTCGCATACACCCGGCCCAACAACCCGTTCTCCGGTACGTTCTGCACGCTCGTCCCGTCCTTGTAGTCTCGAGCCGTTGGGGTCGGCAGCATTTCCGTGAGGCGGGCGCACCCCGGCCACTTCTGCATGGACGGGCAATTCTGGTTGTTCGTCTCGGTGGGTGTCGCGAGCCACGATCCAGATTCGCCGCCGGATGTGCGGGGCGTCGACAGCGCCAGCCGGAATATCAAACGCCCGGCAGGCGTATGCATTCGCCTCCAGGTCAGAAAGCACCGCGTCGAGCCCCAGATTGACGAGTCCAACAACATTCTCTCCAAGCACCCAAGCGGGCCGCTCTCGCTTGATGACTTCAAGCATTGCCGGCCAGAGGTGGCGGTCATCCTCCGCGCCCAACTGCTGCCCGGCGTGTGACCAGGGCTGACACGGGAAGCCACCACAGACGAGATCGATGCCTCCGATGTTGGGCAGTGTTCTAACGTCAGGGTGAATTGGGATGTCGGGCCAGCGCTTGCGGAGGACTCGCTGGCAGTATTCGTCCTTCTCGCAGAACGCGACGGTTCGCATCCCGGCTCGCTCAAGGCCGAGGGAGAATCCGCCGATGCCCGAAAAGAGATCCAGGACTCGCACTTCACGTCAACCTCTCGATCAGCTTATTGACCGTCGCCAGCAGCGTTTCGTCATCCCCGAACTCGGCACGGAATGACTTTGGCGCACGGGCCAGCGATGGGCCGAGATACTTGTCGAGCTGCGGACCAGAGACCCACCGATCCTGTTGCAGCCCCCGGTGATGCCACGGGCACAACGGGATCGTGAACTGGTGCCCGCGCCTGCGCCCGCCCGACAGCAGATGATGCACGTCGGCTTGCGAGTACACGCCCCGCGACCGGCACGCGATGCAGCCTATTTGCTGGAACGCGCGGAACCGGGCCAGGTCGGCCTTTGTCGTCACAGCGCCCCCTCATTCGGATCCGGCACGTACACGCCGAACTCCGCAGCCTTGCGCTGGATAAATGCCACGAAGTCAGAGAATTCCAGCGTGGATAGCTTGGCGGAACGGCGCAGCGGCTTGATGCGCTTGCGGCCGAACCCTTCCAGCGTTTCCCAGCCGAAGTGTTCACCGAGGAAGTATTCGTGCAGATCCTCGGCGGTCCAGCCGCCCAGGGCTTCGCCACCGCCGGCCAAGATCGCCGGATACGCCACGCCCCACAGGTAGCGGTTCTGCTGCTGGGTGCGCGTCCGTTTCTGTTCCTGCACGCTCACGCGCCACGCCTTTTCGACGGGCAGCCGCGCGAGGAATCCCGCCACGCGCTCGATCGCACGCTCGCGCGGCAGCATCTTCGGCAGAGTGAAGATGCTCTCGGCCATCACTCCACCTTGCGCTTGTGCGTCTGCCGGATGTAGTTGCTGACCGTCTTCGGGTCCACGCCCAGCGTCCGCGCCACTTCGCGCTGCGACTGGCCGAGCGCCGCCCATTCACGGATGCGGCGCACGGTTTCGGGCGGGAGCTTCGGCGGGCGACCGACCCAGCGAGTTGTCATGCGGCCACCTTCAGCGTCAGCGCAGTCAGCGCGGCCAGTTTGTCGTCAAGCTCGCGCAGGAATAACTGCACTTCGGCCTCCAACTCGTTCACCCGATCGTCGTCGCGTTCGAGGCGCTTCACAAACAGCCGCAGCGCCTCGGGCATCCGAGGGTCATAGCTCACGAAGTCGCACCACTCCCGGCCCGTGCAAGCCATCTGCCATTGCATCTGCGTGACGTATTTGGCCGGCACGGACTGGCCGAGTAGCGTCTCGATATGCGTGGCGGTGTTCGGGCATTTGATTTCAACCAACCCGTCGTCGCCAACCAGCCCGTCCGGTGACGCGCCCGTATCCGCAATCGTCGGATGCGCCACGAGCCCGACCTCTTCGATTTCCTGGCCGATCAGGAAGGCGTAGGCATCGCGGGCCTCCCCTTCGTGATCGATCCCCCATTGCATCGCCGCGTTCGTGTAGCTATCCGCAGGAATGCCGGTCAGCCGCTCCGCGATCAATTCGCCCATGTAGTTAGCACGCCCCGCGCCCCAGCCGGTCTTCGTTCGCGCCACCACGTCGGCAACCCGCGATGCCGTCACCTTGCCGCAGCGGGCGGCTTTCCATTCATCGCTTCCCTGAATCATGCTTTCCTCTTGCGCTCGAGCGCGGCAATCGCGTTTGCGTAGTGGCGGGCGTAGATCCCTTCCACGCTGTCGGCTTTCATGTAACGCAGGAACAACTTGCGATCCGCGCCAACCTCGGTCAGCAACGCTTCGATGTTCGCAGCTTGCTCCGCGGTCACGCGCGCCACATCGGCCGGCGCGTTGCCGTCCGTGTCATCCTCGCCAATCGCCACGTTGAAGATCATCTTCAGCAGGTAGCGCATCCCGTAGGACATCGCGGCCCCAGTCGCGTGCGTCTTCGTCATTACGTCGCCGCCCTTCGCGCCCTTGCCGTCGTTCGGCATATCGACGTGATAAGTGCGGGTATGCCCGCCGACGTGCGAGACGTGGCACAGCACGCGGATACAATCCGGCGTTGGGCTGTCGGTCGTGTCGAAGCTCAGGGATAGCCCCTGATCGATGTAGACCGGCCGCAGCGCACGATCCAGGGCGGCGTAGCTGGCGTACCGGCTTTTCGTCTGCGGGTTTGAAGCGTCCGTGGCAACCCGGCCGACGCCGGCCTGCGCGCGGTTCAATGCCCCGTTGAACTCCGTCTCGGCTTGCTTGGCCGCGAACCGTTCTTGAAGCGCGAACAGCCGCTCCATCTTTTCCACGTCCACGTCTGGACTCTGCGCCGCCCGCGCGATTACAGACAAGATCGACGTTGGTTCCGGTACGGACTCGGCCCGTACAATTTCCTTTGTGGCATTCATTTCAGAAACTCCTCTATGGTGGCCCGAAGACGAGCAATCGCCTGCTCGTGCCTGAATCGGATCTCGTTCATCTGCGCCAGCATCGCCGCCTTCTCCTGCTGCGAGCGTTCCAGCGCGTGACGCAGCGCGATCACGTCCTGCTGCAGCAGCCGGTTGCGCTCGGCCAGGTCGGCGTCGTAGGCACTCACTAGCGGATCCCCGCCCGTTCCTTGCGCGCCCGTTCCTCCATCCGCCGGCGCTGGTCCTGCTTGCGGATGTCCTTCCACTGGTGTTCGGTGAAGTCGCGCCAGTCCTGATCGCCGCGCTTCACGAAGTCGAACAGGCGCAGGATCAGGTACATGGCGATCAGCCAACCGCAGAACAGCATCGCGCCGATTTGCCACGTCATGCCGCTTTCTCCTTTGCCGGTGTCCACAACTCCGCGTGCGCTTCAATCAGCGCAATCGCAGCGCGGTACTCACGCCCGTGATTGTTGTCGCCGTGCGTCTCGGCCACGGCCGCCTTGAATGCGTCGAGCGTGTTCCAGAAACACCCTGCGCGAACGTAGACGCCAGCGTCCGTCAGGAACGTCGTCAGGTACGCGCAACGCGAGCCGATGGGGCCGATGACAAATACCGGCCTGTCGCCGATCAGCGTGAGTTTCTGGCCGTTATCGCGCGCGAGGTAGGCGCGCGCGAGGTAGGCGCGCGCGAGGTAGGCGCCCGCGAGGTCGGCGCCCGCGAGGTCGGCGCCCGCGAGGTTGGCGCCCGCGAGGTTGGCGCCCGCGAGGTTGGCGTCCGTGAGGTTGGCGCGCGCGAGGTTGGCGTCCGCGAGGTTGGCGTCCGTGAGGTTGGCGCGCGTGAGGTTGGCGCGCGCGAGGTAGGCGCCCGCGAGGTCGGCGCCCGCGAGGTCGGCGCCCGCGAGGTTGGCGCCCGCGAGGTTGGCGCCCGCGAGGTCGGCGCCTGCGAGGTTGGCGCCCGCGAGGTAGGCGCGCGACTTGACCGCCAGTTCCACAGCCAACTTCAGCGAGTCCGTTTCGGCCGAGAACAGCACGGCGCCGGACCAGCGGGATTTGATTTCGAACTTCACGACCGCACCTCCCGCGCCAGCGCCCGCCGGTCCGCCGCAATCGCGTCGTACTGCTCGAGCGCCGACTTGAGCGGCCGTGTCAGGTTCTCGACCCAGCGCAGCGCCTCGGCTTTCCTGAGCGCGTCCTTCGCGATGCAGCGGCGCAGCTCGTCGCGGCGCAGGTCTTTCCACTGGTGCTCGGTGAAGTCGCCGTAATCGCTGTCGCTGCGCTTCGCAAAGCCAAGCACGGCCAGCAGCACGTACATCACGATCAGCCACAGGCAGGCGAGGATTAAGCCCAAAGCCCACGTCACGACCAGTCCTCCTGCTGCTGCCGGCGGGGGTGGATTCCGAGTCGCCAGAACTTCGCGTTCTGCCGGCGGATGCGGTCGATGTTCGCGAGTTCGGACTTGCTGAAGCCGTCGCCGTCCGCATTGCACTCGGGGCACGGGACTTCGTAGTCGTCCTGCGGATCCTGGCTGCGAACTTCCACGCGGCCCTCGCCGTCGCAGGTTGTGCAGGGGTGATCGCAGTCCGGGCAGATCGGCTCGCTCGGCGGGTGGTCAAACTCGCCGCGGTACACCTCGTCATCGATCACGAACGGCTGGTTGCAGACCGTGCAGACGAAATCGATTCCGTTGATGCTCATGTCAGTGGCTCCTGAGTTCGGCAGCGCGGCCGGCGAGGTACGACGACTTCAATGCCGCGATCGCGACCGGGTCGGTCAGGCCGTACATGTGCGCGAAGCTGGCGGCCTCGGCGTCGGCCGCCTCGAGCAGCGCCTCAACCCGCGCGAGGTGGCGGGCCTGCGCCTCGTGACGCTTCGCCGCATCGAGGTGGCGCTGGCGCAGTTCCTTCTCGGCCGATCCGCAGCAGACCGCAGCCTGGCGGCTGACGCTCGCCTGAATGCGGTGGTACTGGCTGGTGTTCTGCTTGCCTGCGAGGCTCATCTTTTGCTCCCGGCCGGGTCATCCGGCATGAGTAGACAATACGCCTTGCCAAATACCGAGTCAATAGGCGTTGAAAAATAAATATTGACCAGCCCGTGACGCGGGTCTATATTGCGCCCATGAAATCCAGTGAAGCTATCGCATATTTCGGCGGCGCAACAAAGATCGCTAGTCTGCTCGGGATTTCCAAGCAGGCCGTCTACCAGTGGGGCGAGGATGTGCCGCTGCACTGGCAATACCACTTCGAGCGCCTGTCGGCCGGCAAGCTCAAGCCCGACGTGCCGCTGCCGAATTACGTGCTGCCTGAAGCGAAGGCGAGCGCGTGACGCACCTCCCCCGTCCACAGGCCCGGTTGTGCCGGAGTCTCCGCACGGTGGACGTGCGGCGGGGGAATTTGTGAGGGGGCGGGGGCGGCTCGGTGCGCTAACCGGCCGCCCCTGCGATTGCGTTCTGCCATTGGCGCATATTGGGCGTAGCAGGTCGCGGAGCATGAGTGTAGCATAGTGAAAGCACCGGAAAACCCGGTGAACGGAACGTCGGCCCGCTGGGGGGTGCTGGTTCGCAACCCGCACACTCAAGCCCCCAGCGGGTCCGATCCTCTTCTTGAGTGGAGGCCCAATGGCTAGGAAATCGACAGGAAAGAAAACCCGCTTCGAGGTATTCAAGCGGGACGGTTTCGCGTGTTCATACTGCGGAAAAACTCCGCCGGCAGTCATCCTAGAGGTCGACCACATCATCCCGCTCGCGGAAGGCGGGCCGGACGACCTGTTGAACCTCACGACCGCGTGTATGGACTGCAACCGCGGGAAGGGTTCGCGTCCACTGACTGAATTGCCAGAGTCGGTAGAAAGCCGCCTGGAACTCATGCAGGAAAAGCGGGAGCAGGTTCGATTATTCGAGCGACTGGTGGCATCTGAGCGGCGAAAGACCGAGCGCAGCATCGATAAAGTCGAAGCGATTTTGCTACGCGAAACAAACCATCATTTCACTGATAACTTCCGCTCTTCGGTGCGGATGTTTCTATCGAAGCTGCCGTTACCAACGGTCTTAGACGCGGCCGAAAAGGCAACCAGATGGCGTACACCGAATGAACGAACCAAGTATTTCTGCGGGATCTGCTGGCGAACGATCAAGGGTGATGGGCATGCGCGCTCGTAGCATCAAGCCTGGAATCTTCAGGAATGAACTGCTGGCGGCGGCCGACCCTTTGCATACAATCATTTTTCAGGGGCTATGGTGCATGGCCGACCGGCTCGGGCGGCTCGAGGATCGGCCGGCTAAAATCCATATCAACGTGAATCCGTGCCGCTCGATGAAAGGCACAGAAAGTGCGCTGAAATGGCTGTGCGACACTGGATTTATCACGCGATACGAGTCGGCAGGCGTGCGTTATATTCAGGTCGAAAACTTCCTGAAGCACCAGAATCCACACTGCAAGGAAGCGGCCAGCACAATACCTGCACCGGACAAGCACAGTGCGAGCATGGTGCTTTCCCGTCTGACTCCTGACTCCGGACTCCTGACTCCTGACTCCGGACTCCTGACTGTCTCCTCCGGAGAAGAGTCAGAGGTCGCTCACGCTCCCTCGCCGCCGCCCTCGAAACAGAAAGCAAAGCTCGCTACCCGGATCCCCGAAGGCTGGCAGCCGTCCCCCGACCTGATCGCCTACGCCGAGAAGGAACTGCCGAACGTCGATACCGCGAAGCTCGCGGAGTCGTTCACGGACTACTGGCAAGCGGCGGCGGGCGCAAAGGCCCGCAAGCTCGATTGGGACGCGACCTGGCGAACATGGGTCCGCCGCTCGTGCGACCGCTACCCGACCAAAGCTCAATCGCGCGCCATGTTGCCGCAAATCCGCATAGACGCCAACGGGAGGCAGATCAGTGGCTAGGTATCCCGATCTGCGCGAGTGCGCGAAGTTCGCGACCGAGAACTACGCCCGCCTCGATTCGCTGGAATCCATCAAGCCGCCCTATCCGGCGAACGGTACGCCGAACTGGTGGGCGCTGCGCAAGCGGTACGAGGAACTGCTGCTCGGCCGGATTCGCAAGGATCGCGGCTGGAGTAACCACAAATCGACCATCAATGAACCAGAGGCCGAGGCCGCGAAGTGGGCCGCGCTCGGCAACGAAACCGCCGACCGCGATTACTGCGACTTCGCGCGAGTCGATACGGCCGCGCCGGATGTCCGCAAGCACTGGCGCAAGGATGCGACCGATGCGCTGGAATGACCGCGATCAGTACTACCAAAAATCCAGCGACGGCCGCTATTCCGTGTGCGCCATCGGGTACGCGCAGGGCGAGTGGTTCTACGAGGCATGGCAGACCCGAGCGCACGAGGAAGGCCCGCACCTGATCGCCACCAATCTGCCGAGCGCAGAGGAAGCGCGTCGGCTATGCGAGGAACACCACAATGCACCAGCTTGACTGTTTCGCGCCCCTGACCGACACGCCCCGTGCCCGCCGGTCGGATCCCGAGACATCGCACATCGCGGCCGAGCGCGTCCGCCCGAAGCTCAGGAAGCAGCAGCAGGCCGTGCTCGACGCGCTCGCTCGCTGGCCGGGTAGCACGGCCGTGGAACTCGCCCACGAGACGGGCCTCGACCGCTACCTCGTCTCGCGCCGCCTGCCCGAGCTGGTGCCGGTGTGGGTGCGCAGGGGCAAGCCGCGGGCCTGTACGGTGGCCGGGACCGCTCAAGGCACCTGGTATCCCGTCCGATGAGCTACGTCAGGACGCCCGAGCACCGGAAGCTGCGATCAGAAATGATCCGACGCTGGAAGCCGTGGGAGAAGTCGACGGGACCGAAAACGCCGGAAGGGAAGGCGAGATCGTCGCAAAACCGGTGGCGCTCGATAGAAGACATTTTTCGGGAAGCGAAGGAACGGGAAGACGGCGAACGGTGGGAACCTTGACCATCTTCCGCCGAGCCGCCAAGCGGGACGCAAACGAACCAGCAATCGTGGAAGCCCTCGAGGCCGCCGGGGCCAAAGTCTGGCGCCTGTCCCTGCCCCTCGACCTGCTCGTGGGCATGCATGGCCGGTTCGTGCTGCTCGAGGTCAAGCGGGAAGGCGAGCGCAAGCCGCGCAAGGACCGCGCCACGCAGACCGAGACCATTGCCGAGTGCCAGCGCAAGGGCCTGCCGGTCTACGTCGTCAGGACGCCCGAGGAGGCCCTGCACGCGATCGGGGCGGTGCGATGACCGCCAAGCGCCTCACCCCCGAGCAGGAAGCGATCGTCCTCGAGAGACGCCTCAGGTGGCGCGAGGGGCTGCTCAAAGCCCTCGCCGCGGAGTTCGGCTGCTCCCAGAGCACCATCCGCCGCGTCGAGCGCGAGTACCGCCGGCTGGTCAACAAGCGTCCACCCGATTCCCCTGAGCCTGAGTCTGGGGCATAACCCCACCGTGGGACGCCCGAGCCTCTTCACGGCCGAACTGGCCGCCGCCATCTGTGAGCGCATCTCACTGGGCGAGTCGCTGCGCAGTATTTGCCGCGACGAAGGGATGCCGGATCGAGCTACGGTCTTCCGCTGGCTGTCTCAGGATGAAGCATTTCGCGACCAATACGCGCGATCTAGAGAGGACCAGGCCGAAACGCTGGCCGAGGAACTGCTCGAGATCGCCGATGACGCGACGAACGACTGGATGGAGCGCAACGCCGAGGGCAATACCGGCTGGGTTGCGAACGGCGAGCATATTCAGCGGTCGAGGCTCAGGGTTGACACGCGCAAGTGGATCGCCTCGAAGCTCCTGCCAAAGAAGTACGGCGACGCGACCTTGTTGAAGCACGCCGACGCGGACGGCAACCGGATTCAGGCCATCGTCAACGTCACGATTTCGGGGACGTGATCCAGTGATCGAAGCGCCCATCGATTTCTCGCTCCACGCCAAACAAGGGAGAGCCTTCCAGTCGCACGCCACAGAGATTCTGTATGGCGGCGCGGCTGGAGGTTAGGTGGGAAAAGTCACCTCATGCGGGTCGCTGCGGTTACCTGGTGCGCCCAGATCGCCGGGTTGCAGTGCTATCTGTTCCGGCGCATCAGCGAGGATCTGGTCAAGAACCACATCGAAGGTCCGAAGGGTTTGCGCGCCATGCTCGCCGGCTGGAGCAATGCCGGCCTCGTGGAGATCATCGACGGCGAGATCCGGTTCTGGAACGGCAGCAAGATTTATCTCTGCCATTGCCAGGAAGAGAAGCACCGCTTCAAGTACCTGGGCGCAGAAATCCACGTCCTGCTCATCGATGAACTTACGACCTTCACCGAGGTCATCTACCGATTCCTGCGCTCGCGAGTTCGCGCTGTGGGCCTGAACCTTCCCGAAGGACTGGCCGGCGCGTTCCCGCGCATTCTCGCCTCGAGCAATCCCGGCAACGTCGGCCACCATTGGGTGAAGTCCGCATTCATCGACGGCCACGTCCCGCTCGAGGTGTGGCAGACCACGGACGAAGAGGGCGGGATGCTGCGCCAGTTCATCCCGGCGCGCCTCGACGACAACCCGAGCATGGCGAGCGACGACCCGAACTACCGCGCTCGCCTGCGTGGCTTGGGTGCGCCGGCCCTGGTCAAGGCGATGGAAGAGGGCGACTGGAACGTCGTCGCCGGGGCTTTTTTCCCAGAGTTCTCCACGGCGCTGCACGTCATCAAGCCCTTTGAGATCCCGAAGCATTGGGTGAGGCTGCGCGCGATGGACTGGGGATCGGCGAAGCCGTTCTCCGTGGGTTGGTACGCCGTGTCCGATGGCGAGTTCAATGACATTCCGCGCGGTGCGCTGGTGCAATATCGGGAGTGGTACGGCATGGCACCGGGCCAGCCGAACGTCGGCCTGAAGATGACCGCGGAAGCGGTGGCCGATGGGATTCTGGAGCGCCAGGCACCCG